CTCCATCCTAGACATCAAGGATGGAGTATCTATTAAAGACGTTTTGATGGTGCTTCCTAAAGCGGGCAAGGATATTCTGATTGGTATTGAGAACGTTAACGCTTTCGTTGAGCAGATAACGAGATTTGCTGAATTCCTAGCTTCAATAGAGGCTGGTGACTCGGTTGAAACGGCTATATACAACAGTGCCGAGGTAACGACCAACTTCGGAAGACGAGGACGGATTACCAAGGTTCTAAACGCTACGTTTATTCCTTTCCTTAACCCTGCTATACAAGGCTTTGATAAAATGTTCCGCAACGTAAAGGATGCCGTCACTGGTGAGCATATAGTCAGAGCAATTGCTACGTTGCTCGCAAAGGCTACTATTATAGGCATAGTGCCTATGATTATAAATATGCTTATGTATTCTGATGACGAGGATTATGAGGAGCTTCGGGAAGAGGATAAGGAGAACAACTTCCTTGTAAAGCTTCCTAACGGAACGTTTATCAAAATCCCCCGTGGAAGAGTTGCAAGCGTTATAGGCGGTGCGGTTAACAGAACCGTCAGAGTGGCTAACGGCAAGGATGCGGATATTGAGGGATATTTTGAAAACGTTATATCTCAGGTAACACCTATAGAGAACTTCTCTCGCTCTATACTTTCACCGTTCTCTGACGTTGCCAATAATACCACGTGGTACGGCACTGAGATTGAGGGCAGACAGTTTGAAAACACTCCTCCGAAAGACCGATATGACGAGAGTACAAGCACTATTGCAGTAGCCATAGGGCAGAAGATAAACCGTTCTCCCAAAAAGATTCATTACCTGCTTGACCAATATTTAGGCGTTATAGGCGATTTCGTTCTGCCTGCTACTACGCCAAAGGCTGAGGTGAAGGAACTAAGCTGGTTTACGGGCAACTTCACTATTGACCCAGCAACCTCAAATAAGCTCTCTGCTGATTTTTACGAAATTTACGAAAAAGCACAGTATGCAAAGACTGCCGGTGACGACACGGCAATTTATCAGGTGCGGTATCTCAACAAGGTAAAGGATGCGGTAAGCGAGATGTATAAGCAGATAAGTGAGATACAGAATTCCAATCTATCAAGTGCGGAGAAGCTACAGCAAACGAGGGTGATTCGTATACTGATAAACGAAGCGTACAGAACTGCAAAGCAGGATTTTGGACTTTATACAAAAGCCATAGAAGCTACGGCATCCATAAAGCTACCCAAGGATGTAAGCGAGCAGACATTCCAAAACGTGCGTTTCACCGAGGCTACAAGGCTTATGTACGGGGCAAAAAAAGCTCTTTCGGAGTATGACGAAAAGGTATACGGAAAGTCTACACTCTTCAATAAGGCAGGACTTAGCTACGACGATTATTATTCGTATTACTTCACTACGAGATGGTTTGACAGCGATAAGGACAAGAACGGTGAAACAGTTTCGGGAAGTAAGCGGAAAAAGATTGTTACTGCAATAAATTCTCTGAAAATTTCAAGGAATGAAAAGCTGTTGTTGATTGCATCGAATGGATATAGCCTAAGCGACAAGGATAAAAAACAACTCTTGCAATATATCTTCAAGCAGAAAATGACGAAAGCGGAAAAGCAGGAATTAGCCGAGGAGTGCGGATTTAAGGTAAAAAACGGCAAAATAATCCTTAAATAGCTTCAATATTGCGACTAAAAGCTATTTAGTTTGTGCTAATATAGAAGCGGAGGATTTATATATGCTGGAAATAAAACCTATTGAGCAGGCGGAGATAACTCGGCTTATCTGCCCGTCTTGCAAGGAAAAGGTCCCACGTGTTGGATTGCTTAAAGGCAGTAAGATTAGCGGATTGTCCTTTAAGTGCAGAAAATGCGGGAAAATATGGGAAGCAAAAACCGAATAATAACAGTGCCAAAATCCATAGAGATAGAGCCATATTCACCGATAAGGGTGGTATGGCTCTTTTCTTATCATTTTAGCGGAAAGGAGGAACCGCAATGAAGAAAGTCAGCAACGGATGTGCTACAAATAAGGGCGGAATAATTAACGCTCCGAAATCGGCGGGCAAGGATTCGCCACGTGCTACAAAAGTCAGCGGCACCGACCTGCGTACAAGCAAGAAATCCAAGTAAATAACAAATCCATAGGAGGACAATGAAATGGAAGAGAACGATATGCTCGAAAATGAGAACACCTATGCGGAAGAAGCACCGGCAGAGGAGCTCGATTACGATGAAGAGGGCAATATCATAATCCCGGATGATGAGGACGATTTTTCAGACGAAGAAGAGTCCGAAGAACTTGAGGAGAACGAATCCGAGGAAGAAGTCCCGGAGAACGAAAATGCTGAAGAAGAAAACAGCTTTGACGAAAAGGACGCTCGTATAAAAGAGCTTGAAAAGCTGGTGAAGGAATACGAGCTACAGGGTAAGGATACGTTGCAAAAGCTCGGTGTAAAATCCGATAACGTTTTAGACGGACTTATCCGACTCGCTGCCGAGGCTGAGGAGCAGTCACCTGAAGAATACAAAAAGAATCGGGACGAAAATCTTCGCCTTGAGGAAGCTAAAAAACTACTTGCTAATATGGAGTATGCCCAGCAAGCTAAAGAGGACCTGGCAGAAATTCAGTCACTATTCCCGGAGGCAAAGGAGTATAAGACTATAAAAGATATTCCCAATCTGCAAAAATTCGCTAAATTCAGAGATTTGGGGCTGTCGGCAAAAGAGGCTTATTCCGCCGCAAATCCCGAGGGAATACGTAAAAGCGTAGCCGCAGTGACTAAAAGGCAGTCCTTGAATGACAATAAGGCACATCTTCGCTCGGTTGTGCCAAAGGGAAGCAAGGATTCCGTAGGTTATATACCAAAGGATCAGCTTGCTATGATGCGTAGTGCATTTCCTAACAAGAGCGATAAAGAAATTTACGCAATCTATAAAAAAGTCAAATAATCATTAAAGGAGAAAAAGATGTTTTTTTTAACTAAAATTGAAAACGGAAGAACAAACGTTTCAGAACCCGAGTATCTTACCGTTACCGAGAGTCTTGCAATTACCAACGGTGAAGCACTCAAACTGACCAGCGGTAAGCTGGCAAAGTGTACGGCTACTGATGCCCCGAAGTACATAGCAGGTGCAGACCTTTCGGCAACCGATACGGATAGAATTATACCTGTTATTCGTGTTGAGTCTAATCAGGTATATTCGGCACCTATAAGTGCGGCACCCGGCTCACTGGCTGTTGGCAGTAAAGTAACACTCAATCTTGTAAGCAATGCGGCAGTTGGTGTTACGACTGTAACCACGAACGGTGTTGCAACCATCGTTTCTCTAAACGGTGCAACAAAAGCAGACGACAAGGTACTTGTCAGATTTTAATGGAGGTAAAAACAAATGGTAGTATTTTCTAAAAATTCAGGTCTAAACAATGCTACGTTCGGAAAGCTCGAAACACCTATTAAAATGATGATACAGAGCGAATCCGACGCATACGAAAAACAAAAATCTATACTTACAAAGCTCTTTAATATTGCAAAGTCTAATCGCTTCGGTGAAACTATGACGAGTCAGACCGAATTCGGTGAGTTTATGGCGGCAGGAGAAGGACAGGGTGCTGAAAACGACAGCGTTCAGGACGGCTTCAAGAAATTCATCGAGCATATTCAGTTTATGAAGGAGTTCACTATAACTGCCGAGATGGCAGAAGACTCGCTCGTTGGTATCGGTGCGGACACCGCAGCACGCCCCAAGGCTTTCGTTCGTGCATACGAAAAAACTAAGATTGCTGCTGGTGCAGCTATTCTTGCCAACGGCACGAAGAGTACTCATACCTTTAATCGTGCTACTGTAGATATTACTTGCTGTGACGGTAAGCCTGTTTTCAACAACGCTCACCCCTATAAAAAGGCTGAGAACAAGTCCAAATCACAGTCTAACTATTTTTACGGCAAGGGTATTGCTTCCGATGCATCACAGCTTGAACTTGCTCTGACGATTCTTGCCAATAAGCTCCGCAACTTCAAGGACGAGGACCTCAAATCTCTTGAATACGTTGCAAACGTTATAATTATTCCCACCAACCGTCCGAAGCTTGAAGCACTCGTTAAAAAGGTCGTAGGTTCGGAGAGAACACCCGGCACTAATGATAACGATATAAACATTCAGTACGGTAACTGGGATATCGTAGTTCTTCCTCATTGGGAAACTACCGACGACAGATTTATCATTATGTCCTCCGAGGCAAATGAAAATCTTCAGGGTAATATGTTCTTCAACAGAGTTCCCTTGACCGTTACCGACTGGGAAGACCACCACACAGGCAACTTCATTTGGACGGGTCGTACCAGATTCGGTCTTGGCTTCAATTCTTGGAAGCATATGCTCCTTGCGGTAGATTCTGATACCGCAGTATCGGGAGCAACGGCACTTGACGATTTCCCGATTTCCACTGCTACTACATAAAATATCCTGAAAGGGACCCTGTATGAAAGTTTGTGAACTTTATAAAGAGGTCGCACAATTAGGCTTTGAAAATTCCCTTGAAAATGAAATAGGATTTTATCAAGCAGCTAACAGAGCCTTGCTTCAGGTCGCAGCCTTGCGACCTGAGGTAAAGGTTTTTGTTCTAAAGCACAAACCGCTTGAAAATAAAATCCCCACCGTATGCTATGAGCCTTGCGACAAAAAAGAAGACCTCATTTTTGAGGCTGAAAATGTTAAATCCTATTATTTTGAAGCCGATGGAACCGGCACGTGTTACTTAGAAAAATACAATGAAGCAACGGGAAATTGGGAAACAAAGAATATCATAAGCCTTGCTTCAGATAATATAAATATATTTAAGTCTTACAGAGGCTTTATTTTGGTGGATAGTGCGTATACAGATGCTCGTGTAAGGCTTCGCTTCACGGGCGAATTTTTGTATTCTGTAAAGAATGTTGCTATGTATGCGGATATATACAGCGAAAACGACAGCGATATACCTGCTTACGCTGAATATACGAGATATGATATATCATCGCTCGTTGACGATTTTCTTTCATTTGAAAGTCCTCCTATAAAAGACGATGCGACATTTGCTAAACTTGGCAAAGGTTACGATATAGAGTCTGGCAGGATAATACTCTTGCCTAACGATATAAGCGGTGTATTCCGTATTTTGTACAGACATAAGCCTACTGCTCTTAACAGTAGTAAAAATGCAGATGAGAATGATGATGACATAGATATAGGGGTTGAGCAGGCGGCTCTTCTTCCTACGCTGATAGCTTCTTACGTATGGCTTGAGGACGAGCCGGAAAAGGCACAGTATTATTATAATCTCTATAAAGAGTTAGCATATAACCTTGAAAGAAATACTAATCGTTCTGCACCGATAGCAATAACTAATAACGGGTGGTGAGAATATGGCAAAAACCGCTAAAAACCTTTTGGGAAATCGTGACGTATATAACAGATATTACGCAAACTTTCGTGGCGTAGATTTTTCCAACGATCACACGATGGTTAACCCTCAACGCTTTGCCTATCTCGTCAATATGTTCAAGGACTATCAATCTGAGCAGGGAAAGGCTATTGAAACTATACCCGGCTTTCGATTGCTGAATGGCAGCACAGTACAAAGAACTGTATTGGCTATGCACACCTACGCAACTAAGGACGGAACGCAGATACTAATACATGCTAAAAAAGACAATACGGGGTATCTATATGTCTCGTGTGTTGAAGAGGAGGACACGAATAAGCCTGCGATCGTACCCCCGAAGACTGATAACGTTTTACTTATGCAGTTAACTGTAAACATTAGCACTGAAAAAAGTTCTTCATTCCGTATAGGCAATGATTTATTAATTATTGACGGAAGCAATCTTTGGACGTATGACGGAACAGCAATTAAAGCGGTAGAACCTTATATCCCGACTACGTATGCAGACTTAGTGCCCGGTGGTGAGGTTTCGGAAAGAGAATATGAACAGGCTAATCTTCTAACTGCTCAGTTCAAAAATACATTTGTGGCAGACGGAGAAACCAAGGAATTTTATCTAAGCACTAAGGCAAACACAATAGTATCAGTTAAGAACTACGATGATTCATTTACGTGTAACGACGAGAATCTAATTAAAGATACTACTACTGGGGATATTATCGGTATTAAATTTTCAACAGCACCTGTCAAACCTCAAGACAAGAGTAAACCGGAGGGATATGCGGGTATTGAAATAACCGCAACGGCAACCGGTTCTACCCCTGACAAGATAAAGAAATGTACTATTGGTGCAGTTTTTGATAACCGTCTGTTTTTGTCAGGTAATCCAGATTATCCGAACACAATATTTTGGAGTCAAGCTAAGGACGGAGACCCTGATATAACGTATTTTGGAGAATTGAATTATGTTCAAGATGGTGTAGAGAATAACGCACCTATAACTTCGATGTTATCCGTAGCTAACAAATTAATGGTGTTGAAGACAAATGCCAAGAGTGACGGTGCAGTTTATTTTCACGCAAGAAGCGAAGTAGAAGACAATATAGTTCCTGTAACTTATCCTGCTGAACGTGGTCTAAACGGTACAGGATGTCTTGGTGCAAGCTGCAACTTTCTTGACGACCCGGTATTTATATCAAGGCTTGGCGTAGAAGCTATGGGTCAGCTTTCCGTGAGATACGAGAGAGCAATAGAACACCGCTCAAGTCTTGTTGATGCTAAATTAACCAACCTAAACCTCGAAAAAGCGGTGCTAGAAGAATGGAATGGATATTTAATAGTACTTGTTGATGGCGAAATATTTATGGCTGACAGCCGCCAAAAATATACGGACGAGCTTGGTATCGTTCAATATGAGTGGTATTATCTGAATGATATAGGCGTTTACGAAGGACAATATGAGAATTATTTTTACGCAAGCGAAATTCCTGACGCATTAAAAAACATTAGCGAATTTAACAGTTTGCAATTAGAGGTTAAAACTGGATTTGAAGGTAGACCTGTCTTATTTTCAGACAAAATAACGAGGAAACAGTCTACCGTTTCATATGACAATAAAGAAGTGAAGATTATTATACCGTATACCGAGGAAACTAACGAAGCTGGAACCAAAAAGCGCTATTTTGTGGATTGGCGTGGTGACTATATCGGTGGTACTTTTGACCCTGCGGTTGTTATAAAGGAGATTGACGGTAATCTTTTCTTCTGTACTGGAAACGGAAGTCTTTGTTGCTTTAATTTCGATGAAAGAGAAACTGAGTCTAAAGAAATACGTGCAGCGAACTACACGTTTAATAACAGGGCTATAACGAGCGGTTGTGCTACCAAAATGGATAACTGTGACGTTCCTCATCTTACTAAAAGCACGGTAAAAAAATCTATGGTAGTAAAAACCAAGACACGTTCACGCTCTGCCGCAAAAATAAAGGTGCGTACTAACAATGACCCATATAAGCAGGTTGCAAGAATCAATACTGCGTTGTTTTCATTTTTAGATATGGATTTTTCCGACTTTACCTTTGTTTTGAATGACGATAATTTATTCGTCATTAAGGAGAAAGAAAAAAAGTGGATGGAAAAGCAGATATTCATATATTCAGATGAATTCCAAGCACCTTTCGCCTTGCATTACATTGCGTACAGATATACAATAGCCGGCAGATTAAAAAACTAAACTATAGGAGGGCAGTATGGCTCTTGAATTTGAAAAAATTGAATCTAATTACATAAAAATTAATGGCATCCAAGCTCTTGCAGACCGTCCTAATTCGGCTTCAGTGTATGGTAAAGGCGGACTTTCAGCAAGCGAATTAAAAGAATGGTTTGACAAAACTTCAGTGAAATTTATAGACAATTTCAATATGCTATATGAACTGTTTGCAGGAAATCGTGTTGTCGATGGGCAAACTCTTTATATAACTGATTATATAAAGCTTTCCGGAATAAATGACATAGAAAGTTTGTCCGATTTATTAGAAGCAATAAGTACAGGTGCATTGGCATCCCTTATAATGCTTTCAATGAGTGAAACCAGTGAAAAAAAGAGTCTTCAGAACGCTATTTATGAGATTGTGCAAGATATAGCCACCGAAGTCAGTACCCGTGCTAATGCAGACGCTGCACTTGAGGGTCAAATAACTGCTGAAGCTGGAGCACGTGCTAATGCAGACGCTGCACTTGACGGTAAAATAACTGCTGAAGCTGATGCACGTACTAGTGCAGATACTGCACTTGGTCAAGGGATAGACGGTTGTGTCAAAAAAGCAGAGGTGTCAATCGAAGCACAAGATAACACTGTTGTCCGAAGAGACGGTAATGGAAATATAATAGTAAACACTCCTGCTGAAAATACCTCGAGTTTAGATAAATCCGTTGCAATTAATACAGCTTTTGCGGACAAACGCTATTTAGGAAAAATACAAGTTGCTTATAATTCACAGTCACACCTAATAACGTTTACTCAACTTGATGCCGAAGGCAATACTATGGAAACTCCGTATGATATAGATTTACCTTTGGAGAGTCTTGTAACGAATATTGATGATGTCGTAGTTGATGGTGAACGTTATTTGCAATTAACTTTACAAAACGATGATGTAAAAAATATAGCATTAAACGAGATTTTTAACGGTTTTGTTAAAACGTCTGTTAATAAATCTATCATTTACGGAAACGATGATAACGGAGACCAAACGTCTTATGCTATAGACGATATTATTCTACTTGAAAAAAGAGCGAATGACAACGGTATTGTTGGTATTGCTGCTAAAGGATTTGAGTCTAAAGATAGCACAGAATGGGTAAATCTAGGACACGAGTCAGAAGCTACTGGACTGTATTCATTTGCTGAGGGTAAATGTACACATGCTACAGGTGAAAGGTCACACGCAGAGGGTTCAAATACACGGGCAACACATACAAGCACACACGCAGAGGGTTATAACACAGAAGCTGTAAACCATGGTGCCCACGCAGAAGGCGGTTCCACTGAAGCAAGTGGTAGAGCCTCACATTCAGAGGGGGTTGGCACAAAATCAACAGGAGAAGCCGCCCACGCAGAAGGCTATGAAACTGTTGCTGATTATCGTGCTCATTCAGAGGGTGAATACACAATTGCAAGAGGTCGTGCTTCTCACGCAGGTGGCACACACACAATTGCAAGCGGTGCCTCACAAACAGCTATTGGTAAATATAACATAGAAGACCTCTATGCTTACTTCATAGTAGGTAACGGTACTGCAAGCTACCGCTCAAACGCTTTTGTTGTCAATCGAGACGGAAGAGCTATAATTGGCAAAGCTCCTGTAAATGAGATGGATGTTGTTAATAAAGGCTATGCCGACGGTCGATATGTAAAGCAAACAGATGTGTCAACCGAAGCGGAGTCTGGCGTTGTAGTGCAAAGAAACGACAGCGGCGGCATAATCGTTAGAGATAATCCTTCTTCAAACGAGGCTATCAACATAAATTTTGCCGACGGTCGATATATAAGGCAAGATGGCTTTAGCCTTGATTACGATACTAATACTCACGTATTGAGTATCGGATATAAGCTTAGTAACGGTACTACAGCTACTAAAAAAATAGACCTCGTTCTAGAGAAGTTAATTACAGGGGTAGAAGACCAAATAACCGAGGACGGTAAACTTCAAATCCGATTTGTATTCGGTGACAACGGCTATTCTGGTTGGTATAGCCTAGACGATGTGCTCAAACTGACCAGCTATGTAAAAAGATATGACACCCCAAATATACTATACGGAACCAATGCTAACGGATACCAAAAGCCTTATGCTATAGACGATATTATTCCACTTGAAAAAACATCGAATGGCGGTATAGCTGTTAAAAGAATCGCATCTGCTACAGGACTACATTCTTTTGCAGAAAATGGAAGTGCATCTGGTAAATTTGCACACTCGGAGGGTGACGAAACAAAAGCGTCAAGAGACTTTTCTCACGCTGAGGGTAAATGTACACATGCCACAGGTGAGAGGTCACACGCAGAGGGTTCAAATACTAAAGCAACAAATACTAGTGCACACTCGGAGGGTTATAATACAGAGGCGGCAGGACACGGCGCACACGCAGAAGGTGGTTTCACTAAAGCAAAAGGTCTAGCTTCACATACAGAGGGTTTTGGCACTGAAACAATCGAATCGGCAGAAGCCGCCCACGCTGAAGGTTATGAAACTGTTGCTGGTTATCGTGCTCATTCAGAGGGTGAATATACAAAAGCAAGCGGTCGTGCTTCTCACGCAGGTGGCACACACACAATTGCAAGCGGTGCCTCACAAACAGCTATTGGTAAATATAACAAGAAAGATAATAATGCTTTATTTATAGTTGGTAATGGTACAGCGGACGGTGACGACTACCGTTCAAACGCCTTTGTTGTCAATCAAGACGGAACGGCTACAATTGCCAAAGCTCCCGTAAATGAGATGGATGTTGTCAATAAAGGCTATCTCGATGCTGTCAAGGCATATCTTGAAAGTAATATGTCACCATCAGAGGTAGACCTTGAGCAATATTTTTTAGCTATGGACACAACCGCTGTTGACATATTAATGTCTAATGCTAAAAAGTGTACTTTATCAATAGGTATGAGAGCAGATGTAGATACCCCTGGTACTACTGATGTGTTTACAGATGAATTTTGGAGTAATTCAACCTATTCCTTTACATTCACTCCTACAGAAGTAACACCGCTTACAGAAGATTCTTACGGTTACCTTACAGGGTCAATAATTGGAGATGTAATCGCAGTAAACGTAGATGCACCCGATGGTTATATAGTAAAAAGTGCTACGGCTACCCGTTTTAATCTTGCTTTAGTTATTTATGATATTGAAACAGAGGATATAGGCGTTCAAATGTCAACCGATTTAACTCTTACGGTAACATCACCTAATGGTATCATAGAAACCTTTAGTGAACTTCTTGAAATTCACTCTTACCGCAACGTAGATGATGAGTGGGAATATAAGGTTAAAAAGCTTATCGTCTTCGTTCCTAAAAACGACGAAACATCACCGTATATTCCCGAAGCTACTGCAACCTATGATTTGAGAACTCAAGCAATAGATAACCGTCTTAAAGCTCTAATCGATGAAGCTATTGCAAAAAGAAGAGCCGCATTAGGCGAAACCGAAACTACAGAAAAATCTTAATGCGATAAACGTTAGAAAGGAATATAACTATGCTAATAAAATACAGACTTACTGATAAAGGACTGGGGATATTTGCAGACCGAGTTCGTGAGCTAGTTGACAAAGGGAGCGTAATAAATTTTGCTTTTGAAAATGCTCCAAATGGTACGACGGCTGTTTTTGAGTCGAAGGACAAGCCTTTTTATCGCACCTTGGACGACAAATGCAGTTGTTCAATCGAAGAAAAATTTCTTGATAAAACCGTAAGTATAGCCGTCTTTTCGCCTAACCATAAAAATATTTGGCAATGTGAAAAAATATACGTCACAAGAAAAAATGATGTTGTTATGGTAAGTGCAGAAGACATAGACCTCGCAGACGAGTTGAGAAAGCTAAAGTTGTTCTGCAACGAACTAGACAGCCGTTGTTCAGATTTGCAGAAATATTGTGAAAAATTAGAATCAAAACTTACTGAATTGTTAAACGGATACGACATAATTTAAGGAGAAATAATATGAAAAAAATTTTAGTTATCATAGCTATTACAACTTTATTTGCAATCTTTTCCATTAATTGTTTTGCTTCGGAAAATTCTGATGTCGGAGGCGAAACCGTTGATGTCGCCACGGATACTGTATCTAATCACACGCTTCTTGGCAGGGTATGGGAGTTTGTAGAGTCCAACAAAGAAGAATTGATAGATTACGCTTTATCGGCTATATTGCTTGTAGGCGGTGCCTTTCTCAGCATAAAAAACAGGAAAATCACAAAAAGCATAGCCGGAGGAGTTTCTTCTGCACTTCATAATACTACTATGGTTACAACCTCGCAAAATGGAGTTATAGACACAGTTAATGATATGGATGGAAAGATTTCCTCTCTTATGGATGGGTTCACGAAAATACATAACAACGAAGAAGCAAGAGACAGAATGATAACTGCATTATTCGTTGAAATGTCAGCAGTGAAGCAAATGCTAATGACTGTTTATCCAAATTCAAAAAATCTACCTCAAGGAGTAAAGGATTTAATTAATCTTGAAAATGCTAACTGCATAAAACTCATAAATGATGATAAAGCTCTCTCAAAGTTGTATGAAAGCGTTGTTCACGACATAACGTCTTCGGAGGACGGTGTTAAAAATGACGAATAAAGCGAAAGGAAACATACTCAAGGGTGTAGCTATAGGCATTGATGTAAGCGTTCCACTTGCTGCCACCTTTTCACAGTTTCCTGTATGGGTAGAACGGAGCTCTAGTGCCACTATTTCAGGATTATTTCTTGTGTTTGCATTCTTTTCCATTCTTCCGTTCATTAAACAGATACGAAATTGGTTGAAATCCCCATCAGTCGAGATTTTTTGGCTTATTGCCTTTGTGTTGTTTGTAGCCTTACGAAGCATAATTGAGGAAATGGTTATAATTTGCTTCTTTGGTGCAATTTCCAACAGTTTAGGAGCTGTATTATACAGATTTGGGAAAAAGATGGCTGATAACGATAAGGAGATATAAAAATGTTAGAAAAACTTCCTCAATCCTCTGCTGAAGATATAATAGAACTTGGTGACCGATATAAAAAGAAAGTAGCCAAGGGATTCATAAATCATATCGGAATATTTATGAGTGTGTTTATCGTATTTGTATTCATAGTCACAATGACTACAGATATAAAACTAAACACGTTTGTACAAGGTATATCGTTAGCACTATCATTTTTCGTTTTCCTTTTTTGCTCTTATCTAATGTACATAAACTGTGCGAGCTCAGGAAGACGTGGGGGACTTCAATGTCAGACTTATCTTGATACAGTATCTGAATACGACCAGTTGAAAAAGCAAATAGTGGATATGAATTTACACGGAAAGCTTCCTGAATTCTGTGAGCACTATATTTCCAACGAATTAAAAAACACACGGTCGCAAATTTTAGCCGATGTAGGCGTTTCTTATGCTGAATACGTAAAAGAATACCAGTCTATAGACAAACACGCCTTAAACGCAAAAAATAGCCTATCTGAGAGGCAGAAAAAAGCAATTTGGAAAGCAAATTCAATTTCCCCCGTCAAATTGACGTCTGAAATGATAATGAAGAGGGGCAGAGCTACGACTCACCGTGCCCCTTTAGGCGTAAACCCCGAGATAAAACGCAGTGCTAATTATGCCGTCACATTTCTAAAGCTATTTGTGACTTGTGGTCTGCTTGGCTCTATAGCTATGGAAGTAGTAGCTACACCATCTTGGGGAATGGTTGCTCAGGTTACCTTAAAGGTGCTAGCTATTATATCACACGGTGTGAGTGGATACAAGTTCGGTTATGAAAATATATTATTCGATACCTGCAACTATATGAGAGACCAAATAGATTTGATGAAACAAGCTATTAATTATTTTAATGCAAAAAGCCCCGATAATGCGGGGCTTTAGTTATGATATTAGATTAAGTAATTTTGCTATATCGTGTATTATTTTTCTCTTTCTCATATAGTATGTATTTTTGGATATATAAGGGGAAGCCGGGGAGAAATCATATCCACGATGCTTTTGAATATCATCAAGCATAGTCCTGCGTATACCTATCTCCACTTCTTCGAGAGCTGTATCGATAACTTGATTAAGTGCTTTATACTGATTAATAACATCAGGAGCAGTATCGGTGCTTGCGATTGATACAACACGCCTATCGTAATCTACACAAAGGCTGTGAACAATCTTAACGACAGAGTAGGGTATATCCCATTTGTAATTAAGTCTCTTCCGTGCCATAAAATCACCTTCTTTCGATTGATTTATTGTATTCTATTACTAAATTTATAGGGATAGGCAATCTATTGATTATATTTTCTACAATGAGTATAGCGGCAGTTTGCTTTTTCATAACTGTTATCTCACCTCTTGAAACGAAGTATGTTGGTTTTGTGGTGCTTCCGCTTGGTTGGTCAATTTTATAACACAATTCGCATAAAGGGGAATTTTTATTTACGCACTCTTCGCAACTGTATTTCTGCATAGTTTTTCCTTTCGTTTTTAACATTTATTTCTCTTCCCAATATTCAACAACGGTTACCGTACCGTTGCCTCGTTTTTCTTTTGCTATTCTTACGCAAAAACCGGCTTTGATTAGCAGACGTGCTATTTCAAGGCGTTCTACATCATTAAGGCTATTAGTCTTTGGTGCTATAATTTTATTTCTTTCCATTTATTCCTCCAAGTAGTTTTTACCTATGAGCTTTATAAATTCCTCTCTGGTATGCGTTTCTTCGTATTTCTTCTGACACGCACGCTTGAGCATAAGGTCCATAGCTCGATTATTATGTACGCAAACATTACCGAGATTATGGTGGTTGGCACAGAGGTAAACAGTGAAGCCTTTCCTATCGCTTACGTATCTGTTACCTCTGCCATAATATATATGATGTAAGTGCAGTGCCAACCTGCTCCTACAGATATAACATACACGCTCACTTTGAATAATGCTATTAACGCTTTTCATTAACATACCACACAGTGTAACAAATGCAGACTATGAATAGATATATGGGTATTATGTACACTGCTTGTCCTCCAACATCTCTTTGACTCTCTTGTCTATAATGCTTTTTATATACATATCTGGCTTTGTTGTCGTGTTAAAATCTTTATACAACAGTTCCTGCATCTCCCGCACGGTGTCGGCTTTTACTACGGACATTCCTTGTGCAAGCATTTCTTCAGCTTGGTGTCGCAAGTGGTTTTCTTCAAGCACACGAGCCTTCAGCCTCTCTTTCTCAGCTCTCAAATCCTCAACCTCGCAAGCAAGTTCATAATAGGCTTTATCTGCGTTTTCTTTTTCGGTTATCAACGCCTTTTGCCAAGCCTCATTCTCCTCGGTGAGTTCCTTTATCCTCTGCTCCTGCGAGTTTATGAGGGAGAGGGTATCATATAACATAGTTTCTTTGCAAGCGGTCTGTTCATTGTATGAGCAGTTTTCGCACTCTCTTTCTATACAAGCCTCTATATTGGTTTTAATCTGTTCCGCATTAAGTTCCATTTTTACCCCCCGACAGTCTTTTAATTAGATTTTCCTTAACTAACTTTTTCATTTTTTGTATGTAACCTCACTTATATTTTCTTTCAATATAGAGTACGAATATCCGATATGATATGCAATCTCAATCACATATATATACCAATCATCAAGAGCTATTTCTTCCGCACCAACCCTTATATTAAAATTTGTAATCTCGTCAAGCTCGTCCCTTATATATGAGCGTAGCAGGTTAACCAACAAAAATTGCTGATAGCCGAAATTGTCCGCTTGGTATTTAAGACTTTTTTCTTTCATTACTGCACCTTTTCTTATCAGCCTTTTTCCAAACTTGATGCAGGGCATAGGCAAGAGGATTATACACATAATCAAGCCTTTTCGCCCTTTCATATTCTTCGTCAAGAAGTTCCTTTGCTTGTTCAAGTGTCATTTTCGCTCCTTTCACTTTCCATATTCGCAACAACGCTTAAGATATAAAGAATTATAAAGAAACGCAAAGGTGCTTTATTTCCGATGTCATAAATTTCGTAGTCTGCACAACCGAAGATATTGTAAAAGTCCTCTTCTTCCAAATCGTTGTTTCTTATCTTTTCAACCCACTCATATTCATCGCCTGTTGCTCGATAAAGTCTTTTTATCGCTTCGCAAACCTCTTCGTGTTCATAGAGAATATCATTATCAAAAATAAAATCTAAACTTTCGGATATATACGCATCAAAACGCTTTCTCTGTTCTTCGGTCAAATCATCGTTATAAAAATTACCCTCTTTTATGAGCTTCAAAAATTGCTCTTCGCAAGTCGCACTATCGAACGAGTATCTTTTTCCGCTATCGAGCTTTTCAAGTTGATAATATGGCGATTGATATGCCAAATTCATCACATTTGTTTTCCAAGTGCAATCAAAAACGAATGAGCCGTAATCTCCATACCAAGACATATGGTATCCGTCGAATATCGCATACACAGGGCAACAAAAATTCCTTTTAGATGTTGACTTGATTTTCACTCTTGAAATTTCATCGGTGAAATGTTGTATTTCATATTCGATTTCTTCATAGCCTGTCAAATCTTTTATGTCGTATTCTTATTGCAAAATCTTTGCAATAACTTCATTGCCTTTCATTCCTCTCTCCTTTCTCCGTAACTACAATAAAAATCGGGAACAGGGTTAAGCATTCCGCTTACACTTTCACAAATATATTCGAGGTCATCTCCTATCATTTCTTCGGCGAAATGCTTACAATCCTTGCACCTCACGACCTCAACCACATCGGCGGTGGGCTGTCTTTCAACAAATCTAATGAAAGCCTCGGTTAATGCTCCGTGATTATACAGTCCCATTTCATAGTCGGTTTTCGATTTGGCATTGAGATGTTCTATCAGCTTATCCGCATCAATATATCTGCTCTTACCGACAATTCCTATTTTCATTCCGTGTCCTCGCTTTCCTTTGCTTTCCAATGCGAAGGAGTAGAGTCGTATGCAGTAATGCAATCATTACAAAATTTAGATTGTTTATTATTACAGTTGCTACAATTTCGTTGCTCTTTTTCCCCGATTATCTTCTCTGCCTTTTCCAAAATAGCAAACACCTCGTCTACCGCCAAAGCACCTTGCTCACAGTAAGTGTTGACTGTAACCCGCTCTATTGCCTTTGCTAAAAGCTGTAAGCATTCCTTGATTTCTTTGGTTGTCATAGGTTTACTAATGTCCTGTGCCGGATTCTCGTAATTTGCCTGTACTAGACTGGGCGTAATAAGGTAGTGATGATTAGCACTAGTCTGAGTGCTCATAGGCTTGTCTATATCCTGTAGAGGATTGTCAAAGTTCATTTCCAAGATATACGGCTTCGGATTCTTAATAACGAATTTATCGAGTCCACGAGCTATTCTACGTAGTGTGTTAGCAACTAAAGGTCTCTTACGCTCAAAAATAGATGGACAAGGGATATACCAATCTATACATTCGGCTGCGGTGCGGTATGGCTTTAACCCCTTGCCTTTTCCGTGCGTTGCCTTTGGAAAAACTATAGGCTTGCCGTCATTTCTTGCCACGAGATAGAAACGCTTACGAATGGTAGGAGCACCATAATCACACGCCCTTAACACTTTATATTCCACCTTATATCCAAGCCCATTAATAAGCCGTTGCTCTTCCTTGCTACCTCTATCAATTTTCAAAAACTCACAGGCTTCAGCAAGTGCGGGGCAATCAGGAGCTACACCGTCAGAGAGCATACCAATAAAAGCCTTGAAGGTTTCGCCTGCGTGCTTTGGGTCTGGACGGCTTTTTCCGTCTGCGTCTTCGATAAGCGGTCCCCAGGTCTGTATCTCCTCAACGTTCTCCATAAAGATACATCTGGGTGCTACGCTTGACATTGCCCATTTAATAACTACCCAGGACAAACCTCTGATTTTATGCTCGACAGGCTTATTGCCTTTAGCACGTGAGAAGTGCTTGCAGTCGGGAGAGAACCAAGCTATGCCGACAGGTCTGCCACCCGTTACTTCTTCTGGGTTAATAACGAATACATCCTCCTGGTAGTGCGTGGTATAAGGGTGATTTACAGAGTGCATTGCTATTGCATCCGCATCGTGATTTATCGCTATATCTACAGGTCTGCCCGTTGCAAGCTCGATACCGACCGAAGCACCGCCGCCCCCGGCAAAGTTATCTATTATAAGCTCGTTAAATATGTTGTCTTGATACATTTGTTCCTCCTAGAACGGCAATTGCTCGTCATTAGGTATTTCCTCGAACTGAGCATTATTCGAGCCTGTATATGCTCCCGGTGTATACGAGCCGTTTTGGAAGTTCTGAGGATTAGGCGGTGTCTGCTTTTGTTCATTGTTCGCAGGTGCAACGAATGAAACCTCGTCAGCAACTACTTCCGTTGTATATCTTTTTTCGTTGTTACTGTTTGTCCAGCTCCTTGTCTGAAGCTGACCGCATACGAGAATAGGATTGCCCTTTTTGAAATAGCGGCTGACAAATTCAGCCTGCTGACGCCAGGTAACGATGTTTATGTAATCTACGTTTTGCTCGTTCTCCTTTGCAAAGCGGCGGTTAACCGCTATTGAGCAAGAGCATACTGACACACCGCTCTGAGTCTGCTTTAACTCTGGGTCTGCCGTCATATTTCCGATAAGTATTACCTTGTTGAAACTTGCCATTTTATATATCTCCTATAAGCCTTAAATTTTGTTTGTATTGCATTACTGTATAAAGGCAACTTTACCCGTTGCCTCGCTTTCAAGAAGCGTAGTAAAGCCGCTTTTGCCCCTCACGCACGTCTTGCTGACAGGACATAGGTCGCACATACTATTTATATCAACCTTTTGCTCAACCTTGTCTGCAACGGACTCTATAAGGTTGCAAAATAAGTCCGATAGCTCCTTATCCGTCATTGAATTAATAACCTCTCTCGTTCTCATAAATCTCCTCCGTATTTAGCCTTAATCAGCGTTTGTGCTATAGGGCATTCTTTGTAGTTAAACGTATCGCAATAATGCTTAGCGTGGACGTTACGCTTCTTTTCTGTGCCGAAAGAGAGCTTAATAAATTTCGCATCACACAACCCCTCGCAAGCAATTGTTTTTAATATTCTTTCTTTTTCCTTTTTCGTTGTAGCATGCAAAGCCTTGTAAAAAGGACAAACGGTATCCTTGTTGTATACGGTGAATTTTGTCACTTGCTCCACCCCTCTTTCAAAAGAGAAAGCTCCTCCGGTGTTGCTGTTTCTATACCTACGGCTTTGCAGTCTTGGGCGATGTGGTCAATAAGTCTTGACATTTGTGCGGTGTCGAAATCGCTAGAACCGTGATATAACAGAACGTTCGTACAACCCTCTAGCTTTGACGGAAAGGTTTCGCTGAACCAACCAAGACCGCACCGCTTCCACGCTTCCACGAGGTTTGGAAGAGCTTCATTTTTTACGCATACGATGTCAGCATTTCCCCCGACCTCTTTTATGTAATGCCTGTAAATCTCGTCTGTGGGTATTCCTTGATTTTCAGCGAGCTTTCCAAGAAGTAACCAAAAGTACGCATTTGCATCGAGAGAACGCTTAGGACGGTATTTTTTCATTTCGACCGTGAGCTTATCGCAGTCTTTAAGCTCGTCCACACCGTTTAGAAACGTTTCTTTCTCGTTTAGGATAAGAGTGACCTTTGGCTTGCCGGTGCGGAAGTCGAAAGAAAGGTCCGCAATACTTCCGGTAATCTTCATATTGGAAAGCTCCCTTCAATAAGATGTTTAAGCAATATTCCGTACTTGAAAAAGTAGACGTTCTTAATCCACTGTTCGTCATATGTCACAGGGTGAATTGAAAGCCTTTTGTCGTCTATGTCGGAAAAATAGTTGGCGTAATCCTTTTTGACAAGACCATACGCTACAATATTGGCGTTATGAATGCCGCTGGCGTACATTTGTATCTGAACTTGATTTATGTATTTTTGCGGTGGTTTCCATACCTTAGCTGTGTCGTACTTATACGTCTTACATTCATATATACAATTCTCCGTATTTCCGTCCAAATTGACACGAAGACGTAAGGGCTCAATTATGATTTGCTTGTCTAACTCTATATCAGGAATATCAAGATACTTTAATATTCGGTGTTCAAAGTGGGTACCGGCATCGGTGTATTTGTTAGTAAATGAGTCGTGATTTATGTCTAGCTTTTGCAACCACCATTTACACCAAGTACGAGAACCCCATTTTCCAACTATCTTATCTGTATCACTGGCACCGAAATAGTAGCTTCTGTCCTTAGACTCTATCATATTGCCAATAGCTTTTTTTCAAAGCGGTCAAGCAGGTCAAAGTATGTAAATATAACCTTTACCTCGTCTTCGGTCATACCACAGGCTTCGGCAATCTGCTTCGTAGTCATTTTTTTATATCGTATCAAGTTTGTATATTCGATTTGGAAACGCTCTTTTACAAGTGCAAGCTGATGCTTGGAAAGGTCCTCGCTATCGTCTATGTCTTCTTCGTCAAGCCATAAGCTGAAGCCGAGGCCTGTCCGCATTGCTACGCCTTTTACGAAAGCTCTTGTCTGTGCATTCCAGACTCTTTGCTGACTCATAGAGTTATCTTTTACCGGGTTAGAGCCGTTCATAAGCGGATATTGAGCTTCAAATATTAGGTCGTCTATAACAATCTTAACCCTTACCTCATAACAGCGGTTTGTGACTCCGCTTTTATCGGTGAAGGTAACGTCTGACATAAAGAGGGAGGAGCCGTTAGAGTTAACGCAAGGCTCAAAATATACAACCTCAGCACCGTTCTCGTGAAGCAACTCCTTGCACTTTGCCCAGTTCAGATAATCGTTACCGTCACGCTTCTTAACGTATGGTCTGACGTCTATTTTTCTAAGTTCGGCAAATGATTTAAGCATTCCTTATCCCCTCCAACTCTTTTATTCTGACATTGTAGTATTCAATCTCTCCCTCAAGGCTCTTAATGAGCTTGTCCTGCGTTTTAATAGTGGAGCAAAGAGAGTCTATTATTATGTCTTTGTTTTCGTTCATAGCAAATCTCCTTATATGTAACAAGCGACTGTATTAGCTTTAATTTTATTCACAAGCTCACGGTGCCTTTTCGTGAGCCTGCGTTTCTTAGGGTGGGGAACTAATGACCTTACCGGGTGCAGTGCGGGAGTGGTGCAGGGAATAGTCCTTACTCCCATCATTACGAATACGTAACCAAACGCAATGCTACCCTCGGTTACGGAAATCTGCCGTTCGCCATCAAATAGAACCCATTCACCTTTTATAGTTCTAAGCTTCATTTTTTAGTCCCCCTCGAAAATACGGTCTATCTCGCTTTGTACCACGTTGATAGCTATTATGTTTTCGTCCTGAGTGCCTTTAAGGATTATAGCGGAAGCGTCGTTCCCGGCAGCTAAGCCTGCTACCATTGCGTTAACGTCCTTTTCAAAAAGAACCTCGTTTGTGGTGTTGCTCTTAATAATTACAGTGTATTTTTCCATTTTCTCTCTCCTTGTTTTTACATAGTTCTGATAAAGTTTCCGTGTTCGTCATAGATGTCTATCTTGTCATAACCCTTTAGGTCAGCCATAGCCTTTAGGAGATTGCAGCTGATGTCAATTCTGTCCTGTTCGGTGAGTAGGTGACCGTTGCGTTTTGACGGTAGACAGGAATATTTTGTTTGCTTTCTTGCCATATATGTATCTCCTTTTTTAGTCAGTTTATGTTGCGGGAATTCTTCTGTCACCCTTTGGGCTAGTGACCGTTAACAACGTTGCTCTTTCGAGCAGTCTTGAATATATCCGCTGTGCTTCGGTCGTGGGCGGATTCTTCAACACATCAGACTTGATGTTAGTTGTGATTATGACAGGCTTTTTTCGCTCGTATAGAGCATTTATAATTTGATATGTTTTAGCTTGCATTTTATCAGTGCTTTCTTCTGCTCCGAAATCGTCAAGTATAATAAGGTCGTTTTCACATAGGCTGTCAACCATTGTTGAAATAGGCAGGAAGAATTGATTAGCTTGTCCGACTATATCGTTAATGTTAGTGAATTTGACCTTATATCCGTCCTGTAACAGCTTGTTTGCAACCGCACAGGCATAAAAGGTCTTGCCGTGTCCTACCTCGCCTACGTATATTAATCCCCAGCCTATATCTGCGTACTTTTTAAATCCGGAAGCGTATTGTCTGGAAGTCCTTGACGTTTTTTCATTAGGACTATCGTCAAGCTCAAATACGTAGTTGAAAAGTGTAGGAGTTTTTCCAAAGCAGTAATTCATATTGTCCTTGATATATTGCTTTCGCTGTGCCTTTTCGTATGCTCTGCGTTCTTCCTCTTTACATCGGCAGGGGATACGGTGCTTTCTCCCGGCAAGCCAGTTCCTCATTTCGTCAACTCGTCTTTTATGCTCTTCGTCAAGCTCATCATAAAACGATTGTGAAACCTTGATTTTATCTTTACTTTGTATGTACTCCATAGCCGCACCGCATTTTCCGCAGTGTAATACTCCTTGCCCGTCACGAAAATCTCCCGGCTTAATCGGGTTGGATAGCTCGGCAAGAGTATCAAGATTTTGCACAAGTCCTCTATAATCCATTGCCTATCTCCTCAAATCTCTCAAGCTGTCGTTGTATAAAGGCTTCTGTTTCTGCCTTTTCGGCTTCTGAATACTCTCTTTCGCACTTGTTCTGAATACCGTTTCTTTCCCAAGTCCTAACAGCAGCTTTCCAGTCTTTCATAGCGTTCTTGCCGACCTTCCAACCGTTAGCAGTGTAGAAGTCTATAAACTGCTCTGCATTGATGTTATTTCTTCGTTCAATACAATACTGTCTGACCTCATCGAGCGAGGGCGGAAGAAAACGCTTGCGTTTTTCTTCTTTAGTAATTTCTTCTGTATTTCTATTTTTATTTTTATTTTTATTTCTATTTCTATTTATATTTATATTTGTATTTATAGCATTGGTGTTGTAATGGGTGGCTATATGGGTGCTATATGGGTCACTATTCCAACGCTTATACGCACCTTTTCGTCCGTCATCAGACTTTTTTTGTGACCTCTTAATAACATCGGTTATAAACTCATACGCCATTTCACCAAGGTCAGAAAATCCGCTTGTCAATTCTCCTGTTTCAGAGTACAGTAATATTGCTCTAGTGAGTTTACCGAACTCTTCATTGCTTAAATTCTTGGTCTTATCTCGCCAAGTGTAATAGAAAGGCAGATAAAGTTTTTCCACACTTTTGTTTCCTCCATTAATTATTGTGTTGAAAATCCAAACATTTATAGCGAAAAATAAATGCCGATATCCTCTTTAGGAATATTCAGCAACTCGCAAGATTTCGCTATTTCTCGTTCTTTCCAAGGCGTCTTGCCGTTGAGCTTGTTACATAGCGAGTTGATTGATATTCCGAGTGCTACGGCATATCGGGTTCGGGTGCCATACACTTCGGCAATTTTTCCGTTTACCTTTGGGTATTTACATATTGTCTTTGACATATGTTTCTCCTCTCTTATTTCTTCTCAACTTTTACGAGCTTCCAATCGCCCGATTGATATATTGTTGTAATTTTATGTTCAAAAGTTTGTAATAATTTGTAGCAGTTGCCATGAGAAATATGATTTTTCCAAGCATTAAATGAAATATCGAATTTTTCTCTAGGCAGTTTGCCAGCTTCAACTAACTTCGCCATTTTCAGATATTTCTTTTGTGCATTTCGCTTATTTTCGTTTTTTAGTTTTCTAATAATCCTGCCGCTCTCCGTTATATAAGTGTGGAAGCCAAGGTAATTTACACCGTTTTTGAACGGAAATATCTGCGTTTTGCCATTTAGCGTCAGGTCAAGCGTTTCAAGATACTCGGTCAGCACTTGCAAACAATATTTCAAATACTGTTTGTCGTGGTGTATAAGGTAGAAATCGTCCATATATCGCCCATAAAACTCAATGCCAAGTTCGTGCTTTATTAGTTTATCCATCCCGTCAAGGTAGAGCAAAGCAAGTCCTTGATTTATCTGATTGCCAAGCGGTATTCCCTTGCCATCGGTGCTATCAATGAATAGGTTGATAAGCCAACAAATATCCGGGTCATATCCAAACCAATATTCCACGATGTCCTTTAGTTGCTCGTGCGAGATATTATAAAAGAATTTTGCTATATCACACTTTAGTATATATCCCTTAAAACCATATCTTTTATGAAACACTTTCATTTGTTCGGCAAGTCGGTCAAGACCAAATAAGTTACCTTTGCCTTTTTGCCCTGCACAGTTATCGTAAATAAAAATCTTCTCCAATCTCGGAAGTATTATATTGTCACATAGACTATGTTGTACGACCTTATCCTTAAAAGATGTTGTTTGAATAACACGTTCTTTTGGCTCATAAACCTTAAACTCATTGTAAGGCGATATTGTATATGTCTTGTTTTTTAACTGTTCAATAAGTTTATTTATACCGTCCAAAGCCATAATGTTAAAACGTGCAGAACTTTTCTTAAATCCCTTGCCACATTTTGACTTGCGGTAAGCCTTATACATATTTTCAAAATCAATTACTTTTTGGAAGTCGGTCATACAACATAATCCTTTTTGTTTATCCATATGGAAAGGTTGTGAGTTCTTTTGATGTGGTGTGCTGATTTCGGCATTTTGCCTACTCTGTCTGACTATCCACCAATACGGACGCACGCCGTTACTGTTGTTGTAGTTATTGTTGTTGATGTTGCCGTGGGGCGAGACGCAAAAGAAAAATACAACTCACAGCCTATATTTTGTTATTGTCGCTCCTTGCTTCTCCAAGCTATAGCCATAAATTTTACATCGGAAACCATTTTGCTCCAATATGCAGATGAGTTGTCAGCTAATAAAGATAAATTCATTGACAACTCAATGAAAAACAAAAGCTCGTCACAATATGTAATTGCTTTGGTTATCATTTCAAGACGTTGATATTTATGTATTACATTATTTATGCGATTTGCTTCAAACAGCGTGGTATAAATATCAAGAGCCTTTATCTGAATTTTGTCTACAAGAGAATGGCGATATTTCTTTGGATACCTGTTACAATTAGAGGTTAACTTGAACGTGTGCGTAGCCAGTTCTTTTGCTTTGACTATCACTTTCAAATCGTTATCTGACATTATTCCTCGCAAGATACAGAGATAGAAGAGGCAAAGATTAAAAACGGACGCACGCCGAGACCGTAGTCGAAGCTAAAGTAGTTGACGTAGCCGAGGGGCGAGACGCAAGTAATCCAATTATCGTTGGAATGCTTATCCGTTGTATCAGCTGTTGCAAGCCACCACCATTCGTCAAGTTTGTATTCGTCAAATATTTTTACATTCTTACGGTAAAAATCGAATGTAGGCAAACTGATTTTGCAGTTTATCTTTCCCCACTTATCGTCACCGTCGAGCGAAAGTAAATCAACCTCGTGTTCGACAATATTTTCTGCACCGATTTTGTTTTCAATTTTAGAGAGAACCTCGCTTTCAAGACGGCTCTTTAATGTGCTTGTTGCGAAATTGTTGTTACCGCCGAACGTCGAATCAAATACACAATCTTTTGCGACTGCAACTGTGTGTCCGCTTTCGTCTGCGAACTTGATAAACTTGATGTCCGCAACCTTAAAGGTTTCGCCTACTTTAATTTCTGCAAGTGTTTTCATTTTTATTTTTCCTTTCAATTTTGGGATACAAAGATATTAGATTTTAAGATACAAAACGGACGCACGCCGAACCTGTCGCAGTAGAAATTGATGAAGAAGTAGCCGCGGGGCGAGACGCATTTAACCCACGACGAATCTTCGTGTTTAGGTGTGCTATATGCCGTAGCAGTCCACCACCACCCGCTCAGCTTATAGTTATCGAGCAACTCAACATATCTACGGTATGTATTTGCTGTTATCAATGCCATTTTTCGTTTTACAGCTCCATAGTCTTTTAGCCCGTCGTCAGCAGTTAAGTCCACGGTATGTTCGACTAAGTTGTCTTTTCCGATGATTGCTTCGATTTCTTCTCCGAAATCGTTACAAAGCTTGTCCATATCAGAGCCGTTGTAATTGTTATTTGTTCCAAACTTTCTGGAAGAGTAAAGCAAATTCTTCAAAATTACGGCTGTGGTTTCTTTTGCGTGTTCAAGCACGATAAATTCGTACTTTCCTAGCTTGAATGTTTTGCCTACTTCAATGCTGGATAAGGCGATACCGGGAACAAAAGTATTGCGAATCTGCTCAACTTGTTCGTCGGTTAGTGGGATTTTCTGATTGTTGATCTTGATGTAGTTCATTTTTTTCTCCTTTGAATTTTTGTATTTAGCGGTGGCTTATGCTGCCGCTTTTTTCTTTGCCCCAATTGCGTGGGATATTGTGTTTGTGAATATCAAGAATGTTTGGAAATACTATAACAATTATATCACCGTGTTTTGATTTTGTCAACGGTATTTTGAAAAAAATCCAAACTTTTTTCAAAAAATATTGAATTTGTTTGGAACATCTTGTATAATGTAAATAAAAAAGGGGTTTTATATGGCGACCTTTTCCGAGAGATTGAAAATTGCACTCGTAAATAAAAATATGAAACAATCGGTTTTGGCATATCGATTGGGCGTTGATAGAAGTTATATTAGTAATTATTTGTCAGGAAAATACTCTGCACGTCCTGAAACTATTACAAAAATGGCAAAAATACTAGAGGTTTCTGAAGCGTGGCTTAGTGGATTTGATGTTCCAATGGTAGAGCAACGTGAAAATACAGATGAAATAATTCCTCGGGACCCCGAACTTATTGAATATTTGCAAATGCTAAAAAATCGCCCCGAAATGAAAATGTTGTTTTCTCTAGCTAAAGATGCAACTGTTGATGATGTTAAAAAAGCGGTAGCTATTATAGAGGCATTGAGAAAAAATAGTAATGAATGATTTTATATGTCGATTTGCAGATCTTCCTATGAAAGTTAACGCAGTTACAGTCGTTGACGAAAATGGCGACTTTAATATATACATTAATGCCAATCTCTCAAAAGAAAGACAAAACAAATCTTTTATACACGAGTGTCGTCATATCAGAAAAAATCATTTCTATCAGGAAATGGCAGTAGAAGAATGCGAAATGGAAGCAGACTTGAGAGATAAGGCAAAATACAAAATCAATGAAAGTTTGGTTTAGGAGCAAAATTTTATTTTGTTAATGTGATTTAGATGAAAAAAAACGACATTAGTACTAGTAATCTTTTACATCTTAATTATAGTGACGAGGATGATGACGGCTGGGGCGGAATAGTTATATTAATAGTCGATTTGTTAGTATTAGCTGGAGGAGAGATTTATAAAGCTCTTCACAAAGGAGAAGAAACTGTTTTTGTTGACTATCTGATGCTTTCTGCGATGTTGTTACTTGTAATCCTAGGGATAGTTTTCTGTCGCAAGTTGTAAATAAAAATTAAACTTCAAAAATTACCAAAATTATCCTTAAAAATATCTTTTGTTGCAAATATCTTTTGATAGTGTTATAATGGATTTATCAATTTTAGGAGGTATTTATATGTATTACAAACCCGTAGAACAGCAGTATCAAGAATTATTATCATTTGCCAAGGTGGTGAAGTACCTATTCTACTTGCCTCACATACTTACTATGTGTATTGTTTTTTGGTGTTTGCCTTGGTGGGTGGCGTTAATATTCATAGTTATATATGTGTTCTTTGAGAAGTATTTAAGCGATATTGCAGACATTGCAGGCGTTATAATTGGAATCGTTTGCGGTGCTCCCGTGGTATTGACCGTATTGCTTGCTATTTCTTGGTCTTCATTGTTTGCCGCATGCTTTGTAATAAAGTATAGGCTAAAAAAGATTATTATGAAGGTATCTGAGGAAATAGAAGCTGAAACTGCAAGGCGAAATTTAGATAGAGAATGATATCATGATATCAAGGGGGGAATAATGCAAAACAACATAAGAACCGCAGCGGCGTATATCAGAGTATCTACCGACGATCAAGTTGAACTATCCCCCGATTCTCAAAAATAAAAGCCTGGTAGTGAACCGGGCTTTTATGTGTTGTTTCCTACTTCATATCAATTTGTGGTATAATAAAGTACAACTACCAGAAAGGAGAAAAAATGGCTATACCTAAGGCTAACCAAAGAGCCGTTGCTAAATATACAAAATCGCATTACGATGATATTAAGGTTCGTGTTCCTAAGGGCGAGCGAGAGAAGATACAAGTTCACGCTGAAAAAAGAGGAGAAACAGTGAACGGTTTCATCAAGCGTGCAATAAAAGAAACAATAGAACGAGATAATACAGAGGTATAATGTAATGAAAATAGGCGCTGCTTATATTCGTGTTAGTACCGACGAGCAAACCGAGCTTTCGCCATCATCTCAATTAGAACAGATAAGGGAATATGCAAAAAAAAATGATATTATAGTTCCGGATGAGTACATATTCATTGAAGGCGATGGAGAAAAAGGGTATTCTGGTAGAAAAGCATCTAATAGACCTAAGTTTCAACAAATGATAGCTATTGCTAAAGAGAAGCCTAAACCTTTCGACATCATACTTCTCTGGAAATTTTCCCGTTTTACACGGAATATGGATGAGGCGACTTATTATAAATCTATACTCCGAAAAAAATGTGGAATCGATGTTGTTTCCATATCTGAGCCTATAATGCAATCTGTATATGGCAGACTAGTGGAGATGATTATTGAATGGTCTGATGAGTTTTATTCTATTAACCTTGCTACAGAGGTTAAGCGTGGTATGAGTGCCAAGGCGAAAGCCGGGGAATTCTGCTCATACGCTCCCATAGGTTACAAGATGGTAGATAAAAAGCTCGTGATAGATGAGGAAAAAGCACCGCTTGTTAAATCTATTTTTCAAGAATACGCAGCCGGCGGTAAAGCTAGACAAATGGCTATCAGATTGAACGAGCAGGGCGTGAGGACGAAATTTGGTAATCCTATCGATAATAGATTTATAACCTATATGGTATCAAATCCATTATATAAAGGCTATATAGCGTTCTCGACCGATGGCAGACGCAAGAGGGGCGAAACTATCGATACCGATAAAGTAATATATCAAAAGGGAATACACGAGCCTATTATAGACGAGGAGCTATGGCAAAAGTGCTATAACCGTTATTTGCTTGAAAGAACCAAAGACAGAAGAGAGTCACGAAAAAATGAATATGCTCTTCGCACATTGCTTAAATGCAGTAATTGCGGAGCGACATTAACGCATGGTATCGGTGGTCGTCTACAATGTAGCAAATACAACAGAGGCGTTTGCAATGTATCTCATAGTATCGAAGTTAAAGCCGCTGAAGAAGCTGTTCTAAAGCAGATGCGTGTTGATGCACAAATTCTTGCCGGCAAGCCACGTAGCGTTGAAAAGCCATCTGTAGATAATACCCAAGCAATTAATGCTATAAAAAAGAAGATTGCTCGACTCGACGATGCATATCTAAATGAGGTATATACTTCAGATGAATATAAATCTATGCGTAAGACCCTAGTGTCGCAGATTAATGAGCTTGAAGCCGCTCAGTATATCCCTGTGAACAAAGGCATAACTAAATTGGATATAATGAACGTGCTGAAAACCTACGATAAGCAATCAGAACGTGAGAAAAATCAATCCCTTATGAAGATTATAGAGAAGGTCATAGCACATAAAACATCAGAGGGATACAACTTTGAAATCTTTTATAAATAAACCATAAATTTTATCATTAATAGCAACTTGGCGGTCCGGACGGGGAGTTAGCAGCAGCTACTCGTTATTTGAATCAGCGTTACTCTATGAAGGACGGCAAGGTGGTCGGAGTTCTTACCGATATAGGAAGCGAGGAAATGGGTCACGCAGAAATGATAGCTGCTATAATCCATCAGCTTACGAGAAATCTTACACCCGAAGAAATAAAAGCCTCGGGAATGGATAAATACTTTGTTGACCATACTCTTGGCATATATCCTGCGTCTGCAGAAGGAGTGCCGTTCACGGCAGCGTATATAGGCGTCAAGGGCGATCCCGTGGCAGACCTTATAGAAGACTTGGCAGCGGAGCAGAAGGCACGTGTGACATACGATAATATTTTGCGGCTGTCAGATGATCCTGACGTAAACGATGCTATTAAATTTTTGCGTCAGCGTGAGGTAGTTCACTTCCAACGCTTTGGAGATGCATTAAGACGTACCCAAGAAGCACTTGATCAGAAGAATTATTATTCCTTTAACCCCTCTTACAGAGTAAGTAAAAGGGGCTAGCTCATTAAGCTAGTCGTAAAAAGAAAAAATGCGGATGTTCTTTACCAAAAGGTATTGAGCATCCGCTTGCTTTGTTGTATATTTTTCTTTAAGTATTGAAAAACTTTGCAACCGCACGAAAAAAGGAAGAATTGGCTTAGATTTATTTGCTTTCCCATTTTACCTGTTTGATTGTAATAAAGAAACTAGCTCAAACACATTTTACTGCATTTGAGCTATCCCATTTAGTCTATTTTCAAGTTCTCAATGCATTCGAAAACCATATTATTTCTCATATCCGTCTCAAGAGTCTGGGTGTTTATATTGCTTAGTTTAAGATTCTTTACGTGTTTGAAATAAATTGCATATGCGGGAAGAAGCTCGGAATATGAGAAAGCTGCCGGTGTTGGTATCGGCTTGTCGGGAATCTCTATCTCTTGGGTTTTTTTATCGCATCCACCCGGAACTGTAAGATAAATGTTTGAAAGTGAAATATTTTCAAGCACCGAGTCCTCAAGACCGGTAACACTCGATGCAATAATCTTTGGCTCGTGATGATAATCTGTGTCGGGAGGGAGGGTGGCGGTATAGCGTATCAGTGACATATCTTGATAAGGTCCGGTTGCGATAAGGTTGTCAATAATTACGTTTTTAATAGAGCCGACAGGAGTTCCCTCCGGACCTCTTTTTCTGTCTGTGAGAGTGATAATGAACGGCGTGCCGACGTTTTTCATTGTGATTCCGGTTACAACCAATCCGTCAATTTCACCACCGTCTGCGATTTCTATCGCAAGACCTGTATAGCAGGTATCGTAAATAGTACAGTTGGAAACAGTTACGTT